AGGATGCCGCTCATTTCGGGTTGCTTGTTGACCACGCCGAACAGGCAGTCGAGGCGGTACTTGGTCTTCATGGTGTTGACGTCGTACTGCTTCTGCATCACCAGTTCGATGCCCTGGTCGGTGGAGGCACGCATCACTGCGGCACCAGCGTCAGCAGGCACTGCGTAGCGGCCCGGCAGGAGCTCCAGCGCGTCCTTCTGCCAGAAGCAGTTGATCGGAGCGGCATCCACGTTCAGACGGTCCACCGTGGCGGATGCGGCTGGCGTGACGATGACGTTCTGATACTGCAGCTCGGCGTCCGTGCCACCCTGAGCCGAGATGATCGGAGGGGTGATGACGCAGGTCGTGCCGGACAGAACTTGCACGACGCGGAACGTCTTCAGCTCGCCGGTGGACTGCTTGGTGATGTGATGCACAGCCACCACGCCGTCGATGGTGATCGCGTCGCCAGACAACAGGTTGGCAGTCGAGTTCACCGTCACGGTCTGGAAGCGGTTGTCCACGTTGGCAGACTCGCCAGTGGCGGCCACACTGGTGGCCACAGGCACCCAGTAGTTGCCGGCTGCGAGTTGGGTGTCCATCGTGGGATCAGCACCACCGGCTGCGCGGATGCGGTTGGCATAGTCGAACTTGTAGGTCTGGAAACCAGCCACAGTGCCGACGAAGCCGCGACGATATGCCTCGTCGCTGATCTGGTTGCCGAACGAGCGCGTCGCCACAGCCAGATTGCCAGCCATGCCGTTGTAGTCGCGGCTCGACAGCGCCAGGTAGCGGTCGAACATCTGCACGCCCTGCTCGTTCATGATCGTGTCGCACGCGGCCACGTCGTCGTAGCTGCCGGCCGAGGCCGTGGTGCGGACCACCAGCGAACCCAGGTTCGCGGCGACGTTCATGATGGCGAGGTTGACGTCAGAGGCCAGCTTCTGCTTGGCGGCGTCGCCTAGGCGGCCTTCCTGCAGAGCATCGCGCAACTCCAGCGCGTCCATGATCCACGGCACCGACTTCTGGAAGCCCAGGGTCGAGGGGACAGACAACTGCGTGAACTCGGTGAAGTTCAGCGTCTGATCCATGCCGTTGTAGGACTGCGCGATGTAGGGCTGCGGGCGCCAGATCACGTTGTTGGTGCGCTCCATCATCGTTCCGTCGGTGCGGTACACGGAGACGTTGCGAGACAACACCAGCGCGTCGTTGAAGCCTTCGAGGATGTCCTCGAACGCTACGCGCTCTTCCTTGGAAAAATTGTTGGCCATTTGTGGCTCCTGAAAATTGATGAGTGACTTGGTGCGGCCTGCGCCGCGCTTTGCTACTCACCCCGTTAGAGCCGGGCGGCCGCTCTTGTTTGATTCACTGCCCGTGAGGTGGGCGAATCCAGATGGGCGGAATGTAGCACATCGACCGGCGGGCGCAATACCCGCCGGCCAACGATCATCGCGCCGTGGCCTGCTTGGCCCGCTGCTGGCGGCGGTAGGCGATGACCTTGGTCATGTCGCCCGTGCGCTCGGCGTCAACGCGCAGGCGCTCCAGCACGCTGTCGGTGGTGCCGGAGATCGGCGCGTTGCCAGCGGGCGCGGAGCGCTCGGGAGGCGGGGGCTTGCGGGTGGCGGTGACTTTCAACTGCGACTCCAGTTTGGCAATGGCGAAGGCAAACTTCACCGGGTCAGAGATCGAGGCCAGTTCCTTGGCCTTCTTGGGGTTCTTGCCAAGCGCGTAGACCACCAGCGCGGGGTTCTCGGCGCCTTGTAACACGATGCCCTGCTGGGTGACGTTGAGGGTTTCCTGCACCGTAGCCTCGGCGTCCTCGTAGTCGCGCACCTTCAGTTCGGTCTTGGCCTTGGCGTAGCCGTCGAGCTTCGACTGCCAGGTGCGCTGCTGCTCCTCGGCCTGCTGCTGTTGTTGGCGCTTGGCGGACTCCACGGCGTCTTTCTGCTTGTACCAGGACTCCAACGCCGTCTCGTAGCGGTCGGTATCGTAGTCGTGGTCTTCAAGCTTCGGCTTGGCGCTGAGCGTCGGGATGGCGGCCTGGGCCGGCGCTGTCTGCTCGCGGGCCTCGTACTCGCGCACCTTGCGCTGCAACTCGCGGTGCGAGCGGCGCAGGTCGCGCACCCACTCCGGTGCCCGTTCGGCCTCGGGTTCAGGTTCAGTCAGCGTCTGGCCGCCGAGGGTGATCTTGAGTTCCTGCTCGCCTTCGGCATCCGATGCCGGGTCTGATTCCTCTGGCTCTGCGGCCTGTGCGTCCTGGGCCTCCAGTTCGTCGAGTGCAGGGGTCTCGCTGGAGCCGTCGGGTTGTGTGACTTCAATCTCTGGAGGCATGGTCTTCCTTCATCTCACGCATTGGCGGCTGCGCGGGTGCCGTTGCCGGGTCAGCCCCAGCTATTCGATGGCGATGCCCAGCGCTCCGAGCGTCAGCCTTGAATCGGCGCCATGCCGCGCTCAACCTGCATAGCCATTTCAGCCATCTTCAGCCGACGCATGTCGTTCTCCAGGCGCAGGGCTTCGAGTTCTAGTAGGCGCTTCTCGTCCATCTCCATGGGGGCCACAGCCATGCCCGGGCTCGTTGCCGCAGCCACGGCCTCGCCAGCGGCCTCGCCGCCGACCTTCGCCAGCGTCTCGACGGTCTTGGCCTGGTTGAGTTCTGCCTGGGCAACCGTGTTCAGCACATCGGCGCGAGCCTTGGCGGCCTTGGCCTGGGCTTCCTCGGCAGCGGCCTGGAGGAATACCGCGTTCGGGTCTTGCGGCTGGCCTTGCAGCTCGACCATCATCTCCTGCGCTTCCTCGTCGGTCGGCTTGACCACGCCCATCTTCACCAGGCGCTTGCGGAAGTAGTCCCTCACATCGCCGATGCCCTCGCCTTCCATGTTCATCATGGCCATGGCCTGCAGAACCTGCTGCGTCTCTGGATCTTGCGTGATCTGCATCATGCCCGTGAGCGCACGCACCGTGGCAGCACGCTTGCTGCTGCTGCTGGGTCCGACTTCGACGTTGACGTCCAGCTTTGCGGCGCTCAGGTCGTTGGACAGCGCCATCTCGCCGGCATCGGTAACCATGGGCTGCATCAGGGTGATCTGCATCGGGTCACCATCAGGGCCGATGCCCTTCATCTTGCGGCCTTCCTCGACGTACACCTCGCGTGCCATCGACAGCCACACTTCTCCGCAGCGCTTCATGGCCTTGGAAAAGTTGCTCATGTAGATGAACGTCTGCATGTCCATCCGCTGCTGGATCATCTCGACGGCCTTGCCGGAGATGTTTGAGACCATCTTGTCGGTCTGCTGCGACGCGCCGAGGATCTCCTGCATGTCGGACTCGGTGATCTGCAGCAGTGCGGCCATCGCAGGCGGGATCTGCGGGCTCTTGGTGTAGGCCACCGGCCCGGCCACCTGCTGGCTACCGTCAGGCCCCGTGATCGGGTTCACCAGCAGATACGGGTAGTTCCGCAGGTTGTCGTCGGACCACATGACCTGATGCCCTGCAACCTGCTCGGGCACCAGGATCGGCTTCTCGACGCTGGACAGAGCGCTGATCTCGGCGAGCTTTGAGAGCTGCATGTTCTTCAGGCGCTGGCTGTCCTTGGCCAGGCGCACGTGGCCCATGCAGCGCTCCACGTTGTCCACAAACCAGCGCTTGCCGTAGTTCGGGATCACCGGGATGCACTCGCCGGCGATATAGCCATTGTCCTCAAGCACCTTGCCGCCGCTCATGAGGTACTTGCGCACGCGCTTGCGCTTGATCTTGCGCTGGCGTACCTCGACGCTGCCGATGGCGGCCAGGGTGTCCTCGAGCGTCTCGTCGGCGTCGAACTCGCTCTGACGGTATTTCTCCTCGGTGCCGTCAATGGCGCGGAACACGCGGATGGTCTCGCTGACGTCCTCGACCTTGTAGTACTCGGCTAAGAACACGACGTCGGGCGTCTGCCAGTCGAACTCGTACTGATGGACGATCTTGGGCCAATCCGTCGGGTCGTCGCTGAACTCCGCGATGTAGCTCGGCCGCGTCATGCTGTAGACCACGAACGCATAGCGGGCATCTGACTTGTCCTGGCGCTTGGCGTTCAGGTCAAAGTACACGCTGGAGTCGGCGTCGAAGATCGGCTCAATGCGGATGCGCTGGCGCTCGTTGTCCGGGTCGCCCTCGTCCTCGTAGGCCGTGCGCAGGCGCCATGCCCCAATGCCGCCGCCCACAGCCTCCTCGAATGCGTTGTCGTAGGCCTCATCGGCCACGCTGTCCTGTTCGTCTGCGCGGTACAGCGCGTCGCATGTCTCGGCCAGTTTGTCGGCCTCTGGGCCGCCGCCGTCCTTCGGTGTGAAGTCCACCGTCACGCGGTTGGCGCGGTACTCGTTGATGATGCGGATGACGCTCAGGTGAACCTTGTTCACCTCCATGCGCGGCTTGTTCTCGTAGATGTCGCGCAGCGGGCCTTCCCACTGGCTTCCGGCCAGGGAGTAGAAGCGGCGGTCTTGCAGGCACTGCAGGCGCTCGTCGCGCAGTGCAGTCTGGATGTCGTTGAACTGCCGCAGCGCTTCCTGATGCAGGTTTGTGAGCCTCTGCTCGGTGGACATGCGCGCCATGGTGGCTCCGGTTGATTTCCTGCTGGGATTATGCTACCAGCGGGATGCTGAGGGCAATGGCACCACAGTCCGTGCCTTGGATGCCGGCGCCGTGATCGCCGGGAACAGCGCGGCCAGGCCCCAGATCAGCGCGTCGGCCCGGTTCGGCGAGTCACGGCCGGTGTAGCCGATGGTGCTGAATGCCGTCAGTTCCTCCTCCAGGTCCGCGAACAGGCCGACGTGGCGGACCTTGCCCTGCTCGTAGAGCGCCGAGAACGGCTCCGCTCGCACGGCCTTGCCCCGGCTGGCGGTCACGGCTTTGAACGGCGTGCGCGGCCTGGCCACGTTGATCGTCTGCTGCACCATGGCGCCGCCGTAGTTCGTCTCGGCCACGATCACGTCCGCGCCGTGGCGGTCATAGGCACTGGCGGCCACGCGGCCCCAGGTGCCTGGGCCGGCTTTCACGGTGCAGTCCTCGAGCACGTAGGCATTGCCGTCCAGGCCGAGGCCGACCACGACGATGCCGATGGCGTCGTTGTCCGCGTTCGCCTCGTCGCCTGCGCCGCTCGGGTCCACGGCCACCACCACGCGCACCATGTCAGGCACGGCGCCGTCCAGCACGCGCCATCGGTCGATGACGTCCTCGGGGAACAGCGCGTTCGGCGTGGCGTCAGCGAAGCGGCCCTCCAAGAACCGCGCCCGCATCCTGGCCGGCAGCGCCTCCAGCTGCGCGATGTACTCAGGCGACAGGTTGTCGCGGTTGTCCACAGGGTTGATGCTGAACGTCGCGTAGTCCTCGGGGTTCGGCAATGGGCGCTTGGTGTCGAGGTCCACGCGCTGCACGAAGCGGCGGTACGTCCAATGCGCCTTGCTCGGCGGGTTGCAGTCGTAGTAGGCGCGCAGTTTCAGCGGCTGCGGCTGGCGGCCTTGGATCACGGCCTCGGCCTTCTGCGCCAGGCGGGTCAGCACCATGTCCACGCTGGCCGACGGGATCTGGCTGCATTCGTTGAAGTACACCGTGGCGAACTCCAGGCCCAGCAGCTTCTCGGTGCGTTCTTTGTCGTCCACTCCGCCGAACACGATCTGCGAGCCATTCGGGAGCGTGGCCACCAGATCCTGCTTGTGGATTTCGTAGTCCACGCCAGGAAACGCCACGCGCATGACCTTCGGGAACGTGTCTCCAACGATGCTGGCGCGAACGTGGTTCAGCCGGAACCGGAAGATGGCATGCCTTGAGTTCGGAGCCTTCAGCGCCCGCATGACGACATTGCGGGTCAGCAGGAACGTCTTCCCGCTGCGGCTGCCGCCGAACAGCATGATGTGCGTGGCGTCTCCAGCGATGACCTCCTGGGCCGCCTGCTGGCGTGGGGTGAAGGCGAATGCCATCGGGTTACAGGCGCTCGTCTGCGGTGGCGGCGATGATCTGGATCGGGCCGCCGTTCTGGCCGCTGACCTCATGCTTCTGCGTCTCAGACCAACGCATCTGTGTCTTGCTCCACCAGATCATCGCCGTGGTGTCGCCGCCCATGGCCTTCTGGAAAAGCGTGCGGCCGACCTGGCCATTGGCCTTGGCCTTGCCTGCAATGAGTTCGTCGGCAAAGTGCTTGCGCAGCGTGTCGGCGTCGATGCCCTTGCGCACCAGGACCGCGATCTGCTCGATTGGCAGACCGTAGCCGGACATGGCCTCGACCTGTTTGCGCTCGGCGTCGGTGGGCTCGAATGCTGGTCGTCCAGCTCCTTCCCGAGCGCCTCCGTTGGGTCCGGGCTTTTTTGCAACCGATTTTTCAAGTTTGGTCATGGTCACATCTCCTGAACTGTGTTGGTGTAGCGCGACAAGAGCCTGGGCTTGCGATGCTGCTCGTCGAGGATCATGGGGACCGCGTGAGTCCATGATATTGAATGATGGATTCTCCGATCATCACGCCCCATTTCGGCAATGCTGACGCAGGAAGGAGCATAAAGAACGCTGTAGAAACTCTTGACGTAGGTTCCAAGGTCAAGATAAATCTCGGTCAAGCCGCCAGCGTTTGCTTGAGTTTCCTTCTGCCAAAGGCGAAGGCGTGGGACAGTTACAAAGAGGTGGCCACGGCGACCCCATTCGACGTACATGTTGACGTCCTCGTTGATGCGGCCCATGAACTTGACGGGCCGGTCGACTCTGAACAAAAAAGAGTTCATGACCTTCCGGCTGAATTTGCCTTTCTTGATGTGCTTGACAAAAGTGCCTTCGCCGCCACCGATGAAGTCGCCGCCCTGGGACATGGCCACGGAATGAGCGCCGGATTCATCCATGAAGTCGCAGAGTGCAAAAAGCAAGTCATCGAGCTTCTTGGTGTAGATGTCTTTTGTGATGTATTCGTCGCTGTTGTCTGTGGCATAGCCAAAATAGCTGTAATCGTCATCGAGCTGCCAAAAGTGGGTGAGCCCGAGATCGGCCGCGATTTTGAAGTTCTGGTTTCTGGCGTAGACGACGCTGTTGCGCTTCTTGAGGTTGTCGCCGCTGTCGGTGTTGTCGATGGCCTCTTGCTTGTTGAAGACGATCACAGAATCTAGGCCGTAGAGCGCCAAATATTGCTTGATCTGTTTGTCCTCGTCATCGCAGACGAGGTAGATCTCGCCGGTGTAGCCGTGTTTGCGCAGGGCTTCGTAGGTGTAGACGCAGTTCGCCCTGCCGTGGGTGAGGATGAAAACTGCAAAGCGCCGTTCCTCTGTGGTCATTGGTCGCCGCCCTTCTCGCTGGCGTATATCTTGCCCATGGCCTGGGAGAGTTTGACGTAGCCGCCCGAAATGGCTTTGTCGAAGTCGATGATGACGAGGGCGCTGTCTTCCATGAGCTGCTGAGTGTCTGGGTCTGCGTGGGCGTAGAACTCGGCAATTTGCTCGAAGTCGAAACGGATGTGCCTGGTGGCCGCGAGAAGCAAAAACTCTTTGACCTCTGGCGCCAGGTCGTTGTTCTGGTGGATCTGGGCTGTGAGCTGGGTGTACTTGGCCGAATCGTAGAGGGCTGCTGTTGGTGGGCAGTCGCCGGTGGGTTGGTAGATGGGCGCGTCGATCTTCTTGGTGTATTTGCTGGTGTCAGCGCCATCGTCGTCTGGGTCTTTTGGCATGAGAGCTGCGATTTCGTCTTTGCTGAATCCGATCAGATCCATGCCGAAGCCGAGGCCTTGCAGTTCTGTGAGCTCAAGCGCCAGCATTTGCTCGTCCCATCCAGCGTTCAGCGCCAGCTTGTTGTCGGCAATGACGTAGGCCCGCTTCTGAGCCTCAGACCATCCCGAGGCTACCACCACAGGCACATCTGCCATTTGAAGCCGCCTGGCGGCCTGTAGGCGGCCGTGGCCGGCAATGATGCTGCCGGACTCATCCACCAGGATCGGCGTTGTCCATCCCCATTCACGGATGCTGGCCGCGATCTGCGCCACTTGGTCATCGCTGTGCGTCCGCGAGTTCTTGGCGTAGGGCACCAGCTTCTTGATGGGCCACTGCTCAACCTTGTCGGCTGGGTTCTGCTTCTGCTTCATCTTCGCTCCTTCTGTAAGTTTCGCGTCAAATCACAGGGGGGAGGGTAGGGAGACCCATCCGTATTAACGGGTATCGTGTGTGCGCGTGCGCGGGTGCGCGTCGATACCACTCAATACGGACAACCCTCCCAACCCTCCCTCTCTCCCTCTTTTATCAGGGTAAACCCTGGTTTCTGGCCTTCTCTGACGCATTCAGGTCGATCCCGTTCAGCACCATCAGGCCCTTGCTCTTGGTCTTCACCAGCCCAGGCACCAGCGTCATCTTCTCGCCCCAGACCGTTTGAGAAGGCTCATGCTCGCCCCGAGACTGCTTCCAGCGTCGGAAGCTGGCGTACAGATCCGATGATCTCGCCTTGAGGTGAGACATCGTTTCGCAGCACTCCTCGATCCACATCGAGATGTCGTCGTGCTCGCTCATGTAATCCTTGCTGACGGCCTCCACGCGGCTCGGGATAGCCAGCCCATCGGCGTACCACTTCACAGCACCACGCACCGCCCACGCCATGATTCCGGGAGCCTCGGCCTTGAGTTTCTCTGGCAGCTTTTGGTCCTTGGCAGCGCCCTCGAACTTCTGCTCGAACGGCATCAGCACCATGCGCCTGGCCATCGCTGGGTCGCCTCCCTTGAGGCGCGGCTTGTGGTTGCCGGCGATCAGGTGCTTGTGCGTGA